TATCCTTCTCACCACCTGTGTAGGTCATGAAGTCAGGCTCTTGTTCTTCTTGTACAGGTTGATATATATTTAATGCCATTAGTTAGCTACCCCTGAGTTAGGAATGAGGGTCTTATCTAAGCCTTCTATTAGAGGATATCCTGTGCGAGGATCATGGGTATCTCCGAAGGTAGCATCCCAAAGCTCATACTCATAATACTCTCGGCTATCTATATCTTCAGGTCTTGGGCCTTGAGGTCTAACTATCTTGTAAGTAGCATCGTAGTTGTACTTATCTCCATATTGATCATCCCAATCATCTATGTCTCTTTTGTTTCTAGGTCTCTCTAATAGCTTCTTTTTCTCACCTCTATAAATAGGCTCTGGACGTACAGGGATGCCTTCAGGTGCTACAGTAGGTTGGGCTTTTAGAGTTAGATCACTATTGTAAGTCCCTTCTTCTACAGGAAATTCTGATGTATCTACTGTAGGGTCATCAGAAGGTTCATCAACAGGCTCTGTAGTGGCTGCAGGATTGTAGTTTTTATTGATAGCAAACTCATCACCTACTATGGCAAACTCTACATTTGGGTTTTCTGCAAAGTAAGTTGTTACCTCTGCCACTGTATTAAACGCTTTTAAGTCTTCTCTATTAAGTTCTCTATTTTCTAATTCTTGCTCCAATGTAAGAGGATTAAGTATTGCATTTAGAGCATCTTGACCGCCATATGCACCTGTAGCAGCCCTGTTGTTAGAGAAAGGATTTTGTTTGTGTACTTTTCTAGTAGCTTCACTAAAGGCTTCAAAATAAACACCATCAGGGTCAGCTAAATCAAAGAATATATCATCTGCGTCACGGTCTACTAAGTCCAAATTAGAGTTTTCTCTTTTTCCAACTGCTTGTCTGTCTGCTGGTGAAAGATTTTTAAGTGCCTCTCGCACGATGATATTTGTAGTGTTTTTCCAAAGTCTAACTTCACCAGCCGAAGGTTCATCACCCCTAAGAACAGACCTGTCAAACACAGCAGCACCATCAGAACCCACCATAGAAAGTGAGGACGCTGACATTGCTCTTAGTTCATTGATAGTGTATCCACCCATACCTTCGCTTGCATCATTTAAGAAGTCATCATATTCTTCATCTTCATAGGCACCACTAAGGTTGGCTTTAATTTTATCAAAGAAACCTCTTTCTTCTGACTCTTGTATTACAGGGGCTGTAGAACCTGCTTTATTTGTACCAAAGACTTTAGAGACAGCTTCTTCAAAGCTTTGACTTGTAGGTGTGAAATCTTCTGCAGCCTTCCATATTTTATTCATAAGGTCTGCATCTACCGTTGTGCTATTAGCCGACTCATAATCTTTTACGGTTTTATTTAATTCAAGTACAGCATTTACACCATGCCTTTGCAAAAGTTGAAGTGCATCTGGCGTCTTTAATCCTCGCGCTTCTAGCTCATCTAAGGCTAATTCTACACTCTCTTGCTGCTGCTTGGTTTGCTCAAGGACTTTGTTACCCTGTGTGTTTAACCATTCTTTCTGTTTACGTTTATTGTCACGTAATTCTTTTTTAAACCCTTGTTTGTTTTCTGCGAATTGCTCTGCAGCACCACCAATAAAAGCTAATGCATTTCCACTAATACCCATGTCTTTATGCCTCTCTACTCATTAAGCCCATGCCCATTTGATTAGGTGGCTCTTGTGATTCTTCCTGCTGTGGTTGCTGATCCATAGCCATGTCTTCTGTAGGAGCCTCTTGTTTGTCCTGTGGGTCTTGCATATCTTCAAACTCCTCTGTTTCTGGGCTAGTCATAGCTTCCATAGTTTGAGATATTTGAGTTTTTTCTTTGGGTTTTTTGCGCTTCATCTTGGCAATAATAACGGCCTTAATTCTTTCTTTAGCTGCTTCTTTTTCTTCTTCTTCCTCTGGGAAATACTCGTCATATTCAATGCCAGCCATTTCAGCAATAGACACAATCTCTTTGTGAATAGCAGGTGCAATAATAAGCCCTACATCAATACTGTGTATGCCTCTCCCTACCGCCATAGTTAAAGTAGTGTTAGTAAGCACCTCTACAGGTAGGCCCACCTCCATCATGTAAAGCGCACTATCCATGTACTTAGCCCCAGACATCTTTTTAAGATGCTTACTAAGTGCCACTTTAGGATCAGCAGTTTCAGGGGGTCTCTCCCAAGGGTAGTTGCCGGGTTTATCCGCAAATGATTGACCGGGAATTGGGCCTCTTAATACTCTACTCATTTTTATTGTTGCCTTTTTATTTACGACTTTGTATCTCAACTATAAGAGCATCTAGCTCTTTATCTGATACAGCTTTTCTACTCTTGAAGCCTTCCCAAGTAGACCTCATTTTAGAGCGTTTGCCCTCTTGCGTCTTAAGGTTCTTTATTATTCTGTTAGCGTGGTTGTAGAAAATAGTATCTTGCATGTTAGCATCGAACTTGTCATTAAGATCATAGTCATTAGTATCTACTTCATCCTGCAAAGTAGCTCCTACATATTGAAACTTTCCTACAGGTGTAGAAAGTGTACCTTTTGGATTGTTAGCTTTTACAAAGGAAGCATAGGAACCTGTACCGCGTTTCTTTTGAAATGCTAGAACTTCTCCAATAGTCATTTCTGTAGGTTTAAAATCTTTAAATGTACTCTTTTGAGACTGATCATATAGAGCGTCATAACCTCCACTACCTGACTCTTTAGAAGTCATTAGCTTTTCAGCTACAGGACCAAGCCTACCCCGTTGTCTTTTCTCATCTTGAGTTAGGTAGGTAGCTGTACCCAAAGTGCCTTCAGCAGAAGGTGAATACTTTTGTGTTTCTTTTTCAGTTTCACGCATAACAGAAAACAGAAGATCATTAATGCTCTCTTGTTGAATAGCTTCCTGAGTAGCTTTTTGTTGTTCTAATACGGCTGCAGAGGAGTCATACAAGTTTTGTCCTGCCTGACTTAACATAGCCTTTCTTTTTTTACTTCTAGTTTGTGACCCAAGACCTCTACCTTTACCTACCTCGCCTACAGTAGCTTGTATTTCATCTGCAGCTACATTAGAGACAGACATACCATTGCCTCTCTCTAAAAACTTTTGCATTCTTTCTTTAGTTATATATCTATCTGCCATATCAATCCCCCTTGTATTTAATCAAAATCTAAGCCTAATAAGCCTTTACCTAGTTGGCCCCATGCACCCATTTCTGCTGCTGCTGTTGTCGCTGCCGCTGATATAGCTGCATTACTCGCACTAGTTGAAGCAGTAATATTAGCAAGAATAACATCATTAAGTCTATCTAAAGCATTATTACTACTCTGCCAAGCATAGCTTAATAAGTCACGATCTCTTTGCCATATTTGATCTAAAGTTTCAGCAGTAAATTCATTAGCTACTTTAGCCTCGTCCCTATTAGCCTCATTTTGTTCGGCTGTATTTACTGTGGTAGTATTTTGCCGCCATAATGCATTAGCTTTTGATATCTCCAACGCAAATTCACTATTAAATTCTTCTCTTGCGTTCTTTTGTTCTGCAGCATGTTTAGCTATTGCATTTTCCTCACCTGCATTAAACTGCTCCATTAAATTCTTTTGTGAAGTATTTTGTTCGGCTGTTGCTTGCGCTAACTTTGCCATAACTTGATTGGTCTCGTTCTCACTCTCAGCACCAAATTGTTTAGCTACATTTTCTGCTGCCTGATCACTAAGAATACTAGCTTGTATTGACTGTGCTTTAAATATCTCTGTCTGCTGTTCATTATTTAAGTTAGTCATATCCATTTGTAGTAAGTTTTTAGCGTTCTCTACTTTAGCTTGCTGTTGATTATTTAAATTAGATATTTCCATGTTAGATACAGCAGCAGCATCAGCTAGTACTTTAGCATTTCTTGCACTAAGATTAGCAATATTCGCAGTTGATGCCAGTTTAGCATTCTCTAATGCTATACTCTGTTCCGCTGTAAAGTTCTGATTAGCAATGTCACTAATAGTAGCTGTATTTCTTACACGTGTTTGAAACTCTTCGTCAAACTCTTGTCCAAGAAATTTAGCACGTTGCTCTGCAGCAAAAATTGCAGTGGCTTGCCTATTGCTAAGGTTTTGAAACTCAAACTTACTAAAGGTAGCAGCATCTACCTGTGCAATAGGTAGAGCAGCTTCCATAGCAGCCTGTACAAGAGCTTGTCCTGCCATACTACTAGCACCAAGCCCACGCGCTGCCATCTGTGCTGAAACGTTTCTTAATGCCCCTGCAGCCCAAGCTGGCGTCTGACCATCTTCAAAGTCAGCTTGCAGTTCTTCCATCTGGCCTCTAACAGTAGCCTGTTTAGATGGGTCAGCCTGTGCTGCAGTAAACTCTACAGCCGCTTTTACTCTTGCCATTTCAACAGCAGAGCCTTCAATTACCTCGGCGGGGTCAAGCTTACGAGCAGCAGGCTTAACTATCTGTGTGACATCCTCTGCATTTATTTGAGCAGCTTCAATGTCCTTGCCTTTTAGTTCTTCTACGTCTGCAGTTGCTCCTTCAATGGCATCAGGGTCATCCCCTTTTACTGTCTTAAGGCCATCTACTTGTGTAGTGTAATCATCCAGTGATATGCCTGCAAGCTCCGCAAACTCCGCAATGGGTACTTCTACTTCACTAAAGGTTTGAGGGTAAGGTGATCCATCCTCCCGAAAACCCGCAGGTACAACATCAGGTTTTAAATATGTGACAGTGCCTTTTTCTTTATTGTACTTTGCATCTTTGAGAAATCCTTTTGATGACTCTATAGCTTTTTCTACCAGAGAAGCCCCATCAATAAACTCGCCGCCTTCAAGGGCTTTAGTGGCATCCCCTATTGAAGTTGATGCAGTGTACTTTTCAGTTTCAATATCATCTGGTGCGTCAGTTTGTGCTGCACCTAAAACAGGGTTTCCATCTGCATCCAGTATTGGATTACCTGCTGCGTCATACTGAGGAACACCTGCTTTGCTTGCCGTAGCTACATTTGCTTGTGATGGCCCTAAAACAGGATTACCTGCTTCATCTAATATTGCATTACCTGCTGCATCATACTGAGGGACTTTATTTAAGTCTGAAGAAATCTCTGTACCGACTGTGTCAGGGTCTAATTGAGCAACAGTAGCTTTAGTAGCTAAGTCTTGAGGGGTTTTAATTGCAGTAGTCAAAAGGTTTTGCTGACCCTCAGTCGAAGCTGCAGAGCTTGCAGCTTGCTGCTCTTTAGTCTTAGCTGCAATAGCTGCTGCTAGTTCAGGGTCTGGACCTAAAACAGGTTCCCCATTTTCATCTAGTATAGGGTTGCCTTCCTCATCCACTTGAGGGACAGGGGTTTGAGGCTGGGCGTACAAATCAGAAAGCTCTTGATTAATAGCAGTAAGCTTGTTTTGCATAGGCGTAATGGTATTAAGGGGTGGAGGGGTATCATCGGGAAGAGACTCTTCAGGCATGTCCAACCCCGGAAAGAAAGTCGGTTCCATACCGTCTTCTGGTCTCTGTCCTGTGCCTGTGTAAGGCTTCGCAACTGATTTAGTTTCTACCATTATTCAAATCCGTCCTTTAATCCGTCAAGTATATCTTGAACTGATACTTTCTTCTTAGCGTTAGGCGTGTACCTGCACATGTATGTCTTAGGACACTCACTAAACTTAAACATAGGGTAGTGGTAGCCTATTGTACCATTAGGTCCACGGTAAATGCAAACCATTTCTCCCTGTATCTTAACTCTTTTTGCT